CCTATGGTTCGTCGTTTTGGATATTTTGGTGTAGCAACCTGACTGATTCCGCTGGCCGGCGAATCACACGGGGATGTTTTAGGTCCTCCCGGACCTGCCACCGCTTAGAATAGAGGGATACCTTCGACTCCATTCAGAGCCTCGTCTAATGTCACTCCAGAGAGGAGACAAAAGTCGAGTTGTCTGCCAATAACGGTCCATGCCGTATTGCTGCTGTTAGCCGAGCTATCCTCACGGATTTGAAGCTCAAGACTCTCCCGCACTGCGTCTCTCCAGAGTTGTTCCTCTGGCGCAAGTCGTCTCTTCTGACGACCATAGCAGGGTCGTGTCTCCGATGCCCTTTTGAGGCATACACGAAACGGCAATTCCATTTTGTCCATGGAAAGCAGATCAAAAGTGGCACGAGAGGTAAGTCTTTCCTTACGCTTTTCAACTCTCTTCGAGAGCCACGGCTGGATGATCTCCGATCTCTCGGGGACATCACCAGCAGGCAGGGGACCAGCACCCAACCAGCCATACGGCTGGTCGTTTACGCATTTCTTAGCAAATGCGCGCTGCTGCCACGTGAACTTTGTCTCGAAACCAAGGGGACGGGTCACACCCATACCACCAAGGGCCTGTGGAACAAACAGGTTGCGTCCACGACACTCCTGGTCAATCCAACCAGAGTGTCTCGCCATGAACTGACGCATGAGTTCGGCATCCTTACCAGGAAGTGCCCCCTGCAACAAACGATTGATCGTTGAGCAGAAACCCTCGTCTCGTTCACCTTTGTCATCGGCAAGAACCTTGCTTTGACCGAAGTAGAGCCCAGTATTCAGGAAAGGGATACTCCAGGGTGTGGCGTTCGACCGATACAGATCGTAGTCGAAACAGGCTGAGTTTGCATTAGCGTACCGCGAATGACAATATGCCTTACCGGCGCTCATGACGAGGCCGACCTTTTCACCAGTGCGAATGTGGTCATTCCACTTGGAGTGCTTTGCGACGTACAGCATGTCGTCGCCGTTCACAAGGACGCCATTGAGGCGATCATTGAGCGGTCTGCTATCTTCTTTGATGGTCTCAAGGTAGAGCCCAAGATTGGCAAGACAAAGCACAGGGAAGCTAAGGATACTTCCCATCAACTGCCCATTTCTCTGATCGACATCTTCGACAGAGCCTGCCTTCAGTTCAGGGTATGAGCAGTGGTGAGGCGCAAGAACGCTGCTCCAAAGAGCGCGCGTAGACTCATCAAACCCTCGGGTCAATCTCTCCAGGATGGAAGCAGATAGACGGGCTGACAAGTTGTCAGTTGCGGCGGAGTAATCGATCGAAAACCATTCGTATCGACCACTACCGAGGATGCATCGGTTCTGTGCTAGATCGATGAGGTCGGTTGGACACAGGGGTCGTCCAATCAACCGGAAGCAGGGCATATCACGCATGGTGCCGTGAATAGCCCTCTGGAGGTCCTTACTGAAGTAATAAGGTACCGCTTCCCCCTTTGATATCACTCGGATTTTCAAAGGTTCAATCACCGCCTGAATGATACACTCAAGGCGTTGGACCCTCTTGTAGCGGAGACTTTCCCTTCGGATAGAATCTCGCCACAGGCGCTCACCGTCGGGGTACTCGTACTCCTCGACGACGACGTTGTACCTAACAACGCCGTCCTGGTAGAGAATGGGATGAAACACCATCCTAGCCAGAGTGGGTAAGCGACGAACTTTTGCACTTTTGCTCTCGTCGAAAAGCTCGATCTCAGGAACGATACGGCGCATCACTGCAGCCTGACCTCCCTTCGAGCGTGTCTCCTCAAAGCATGCACTGTTACTCGGTGTGTGATCCAAAGAGGCACCCGTGCGATCAAGTCTCGCACGAATACCAGCTGAAACCTTCTTGAGGACAGGTTCTAGCAGCTTCATCACACTGTCGTGTGTCGAGTCGTCAATGGGGTCAACGATCTCCATTGCCTTCCGGTGCTCTTCGTAGGTGGTTAAAACCAATGCCTCGGAGAGTGGGAGCGCAGCGCGCTTCGCCTGGAGGAAGGAATACCAGAGATGGATATTCTTTCGGCAATACACAGACAGCCTGTGCTTGGCCCATTTCCCAAATTGACCGATCGGCTTCCAAGCCTGGTCGGGAGCCTTAGGAGGCTCTTGTTTCAAGAAACGCGCCATGG